AATAAACGCGCAGCAGGACTAAACCCATCGCCCACAGATTTTTCAGCAGAAGACAAACTGGAAATTCAAAAACTAAAAGGAGACGTCGATTTATATTACAGAGAAAACCCTACCGAAGTGCGTTCCTTACACCGCGACTTATTAGGGCTTCCTGCTTTTTGGAACATCCGCACTAACGTTGACGATAAAGTGGCAGACGGGAACATTGTTTCTGGAGAAATATCACAAGCCAGAAAACTGCCTTGGTTGCCAAAAAACAAACAACTTATTCAGCCCGAAGAATCCAGAATATTCCCTGTTCATATAGATATTGAACACCAAGGATATTGGTTGCAACAAATAGAAGCTTCTTGGTTAAACTTTTTGAATAGAGAAGGATCCCAGCCTTTTAAAGCTAGTTTTGTTCAATTTCTTTTAAATGAGCTAGACAAAAAAGCGCGACAAGAAGACAGAATGGTTGCCATTAATGGTGTTTTTGTAAAAACCCCAGATAATGCTACAGTATCAGGAACTTCTATTAATAGAGGAGATGGTATTTTAGTCTTGCTTTGGAGAGCTTATCACTACACAAATAAATTCAAAATAGCAAACATTGGACTACCAACAGATCAGAACATTGTTGATTATATACCCAACTTAATTGAAAAAAATATTCCGGTAGAATCTAAAAACAGCGAAGGACTTGTATTATATCTTTCGCCTACTTGGTTAAGAAAATATAAAACAAGATACCGCCAAGTACACGGCATTGAAACCGATTTTGGAAAAGACGACGTGATGACCATCGAAAACTATCCAAACGTTCGTTTTCAAACCTTGCGAGACTTAGAAGGTTCTGATTTTATGTTTATCACCTTTGACGACAACATCGAGTTGATGGAAAACATCCCGGGTGAAAAATCGATGTACCGTTTTGATTCATTAAAAAGAAACGTATATATATATGCCGATTACAAATGGGGTGTTCGTTTTAAACACATTGGAACCGAAGTGGGAGAAAACGACCCGGCCAGCTTCAAAGTGCAAACCGTTTGGTGTAACATTCCACCATACTTAAAAGATACGTTTGTTCCTCTTTATGATGATACCACCGGAAAAGTGGCATTACCATACAGCAACATCACCGTAAAAGACGGTTGGGCAACAAATATAACCGAGTTAACTAACACTTTTGAAGGTCAGGTTATAAAAATCAAAGGCAACACAGGAGCTACCGGAACCGTAGTAAACGGAGCCGGGAAAATACTTCTTGCAGGAGGCACAGCCTTTGACCTTGCCCTTGGCGGAACCTTAACCCTAAGAGCAGGATCTGGCAATGTGGTTACAGAGCTTTATAGAGAAGCTGCGCCAACGCCTTCAAGCCCAATAACAGAGTTTGACGCTACCAGCATCGACGCACAAGACGGCAACATCTTCCAGTTTGCAGGAGCAGGAGCTAAGACCCTAAGCGAAATCCTAAACGGATATGAAGGACAGCAAATTGAGGTGAGAGGTAAAGCTGTAGTTGCTTTAACTATCAACGACGTGGTGGGCAACATCAATGTTACTGCAGAGGCAGTACTAGATCAAGTAGTCGACTTTGTCAAGTTTGTTAAGATAGATGGTGTTTGGGTAGAATATGCCAGAAACATTGCAGTATAATTTAATTAAATAACCTTTAATATTTAAGAAATGTCTTATATCAGAAAAAATGTAACTAAAGGAGCCACCCCCGGAAGCGGGGCGGCTTCTCCTAAAGACCCAAACGTAGCCGTTTATCTTGCTGAAGATATTATTTCTATGCCTGTGCGCGACGGTGCCGGAGTTAAAATGGAGGGCGATTTTGTTTTAGCCGCCGGAAAAACTCCCATCGCAGTTTATATGACCGGCGTCAATCAAGACCAAGGCTTTGAAACCGACGGCGACGTGGACGCGGAACAAATAAAACAAATGTTTACCGCCACCCACCCAGGAGACAGCCTTGATGCGCATGAGTTTTATCAAAACCATTTAGGCATGGATTTAGTAATTGTAACAGGCGATTGCTCTACACCAACTAAAAGAGTGTTTGGCAGTCAATGTACACCAATGCGTATGAAAGCAAACTTTAAAGCCAACAACGAAAAAACAGGCTTTGAATTTACTTTTGAGCAAATACAAAGTTCACGCTTTGTACCAGGCAAATGGGACGGCGTTGTTGCGTATGCAGCACCTACCGCCACAGATGTTACACTTGCCTTGTTGGTGGCCACAGGATATCAATATAAAGTGGAAGAGCTTGCCGTAACCGCGGCAATATCTGTTACGAGTATTGATTTAGCACACGGCAGCAAAGTAACCTTAATAGGTAGCGGCGGCGCAGGTCCTGCCACCTTATCAACAGGATCCTTGGACGGAGCTCCCGCCACCATTAATGCAATCTTAAAAGACGGCACACAATGGGTTGCTTTAGCCGGAGCCACCATCACATTAGAAGTCTTTGTAGAAAGTGCTAAAACGTACCTTATTGAACGCAATCGCACCGCCTAAGTTGTGATTTATTTAGTGTTAGCTGGAAAGACCCTGCAAATTGCAGGGTCTTTTTTTGCTTTAATTCCACGTCACACCATTATCGATTAGCAATTGCCAAATTTGGGCACAGTCAATAGGTATAATTAAATTCCTCAATATTATGAAACAAGAAGTAATAGCCGTTTTAGCCAATCAAGAGCTAAACCCAAAGCAAAAATTCAATGCCCTTTTAACGTTATATCGCGAACATCGCGCACACGTGCAACAAACAATGCGATATTTAAATTCGGTGGGTTTCTCGCCAATCAATTTAAAAAATTTAGAGTATGACATCCAAAAGCTTTATGAAATTAAAGACGTGGAGATAGCAGAACAAAAAGCCCCAAAAGCTGAAGCACCAAAATCCAAAAAAGGGAAAGCCAAAACAGCGAAAGCACCAAAAGCCCCAAAAACAGAAACCCCTGCCATGGGCACAAAAACCACCACTACAGAAGGAGATGAAGACGCTATTAATTATGATGCACTGAGCTACCAAGACCTTAAAAAAGAAGCGGCAAAACGTGCCGCGGAAACAGGAGAAGCTCCAGCAGACCAAAGGAAAGCCACTTTACTGGATTATCTCAAAAAAAAAGCATAACAAAAAAAGGGAAAAGCCTGCGCGATCTGTTCCCTTTTCTTAAAGAACCCGAGTGTCCGGATGAGTTTAAGATACTCATAGCAGACAAGATCACTGCCTTTGAGCAGTTTTGTCAAGCCCGTAAGATTATAGAAAAAGCACAACCCGGCGACACGAGCAAAGAAGTATTAGAAGCCGCAGCCACAGCCGTAAAAACCTTTGAGCTCGATTTAAAAATATTTGATGAGTTGGAATATTACAAAGAAAATGGAGAGATATTAGGCAATCATTCCGTTTTTTGGGAACGCAATTTACAGGAATTAGTAAAAAGCTATACCGGCTTTGAATTAGCAAACCGCCAAAAAACATTAAGATCTAACATAAGTCGAGACCAAAAGAAAATGGAAAAAATGAGTACAGCCTCAGCAAAACAAAAATTTGAAGTAACACTAAACAAATACAGGCTTGAGCTTGAGCTTGTAAACAAAAGAATTGATGAACTTAAAAAGCAATAGGTTTTTTGATTTGCCATCAGGGCAGCACCTCTTGACGGAGATGGAACAGCTGCCCGGCGGCAATTCATTTTCAAAATACTTGACCGCCCACTACCAAAAAATTGAAAATGTAAAGAAAGACATTACCAGGCTTCCGGAAGAAGAGGAGTTTTTCTTTTTACAAACAGGAAAGCAATTTAACGCATTCACCTTCATACCTTTTGTATTGTTACACCAAAATGCTCGCCGCTTAATGGCGGTTACATACAGCATTAACAAAAGGGTGATAGAAGCCTTAGTTGATTTGCACCGCACCGGTAAAGTGGATGAAATAACGCTTTGTGTTAGCGACACGATGCTCAAGAGAAATCCGGTAACGACAGATCTGCTCGCAGCAGTAAACCGCGAATATGCAAACATTAACGTGTTATTTGCCTGGGTTCACGCCAAAGTGTGCCTTATAGAAACCGCCACCGCCCACTACGTAGTAGAAGGTAGTGGCAATTGGAGCGAGAACGCGGCCCACGAGCAATATACTTTTGCAAACAGCAAAGGGCTTTTCACATTTAGAGAAAAGCTTTTAACAGAAACAGAGATAAGATATACCGTCAGCAATGGCGAAATAGTTGAGATATGAGTATCACCATCCACATAGACGCAGAAATGCTAGAGCAAATTGAGCAAATGTCAGCTTGTGCATATACGTATGAAGAGATGTCCATTTATTTACAGCTACCCAAAAAACTATTTATTGAAGAAGCTAAACTCAAAGACTCAGATATTTGGACAGCAATACAGCGTGGCAGGTTAGCAAGTGAATTTGACATATTGAGTAAACTGCAAGCCAACGCCGCCAGCGGCAACATCACTGCCGCCCAGCAATTTATAAAAATGAGAGACGACAAGGAATCAGAAAATATAAAAGCACGCATTTTTTATGGCGAAAATTAGCGATATAAAAGATATAGACCTCGATCATATCTATGAGTTTATGGAAGGTGGCATTTCAAAAGAGATGCCCCAAGACGTGGCAGACTATCTTGAAATGATGGACAAGGTGCGCGGTATGCGCTTGCGCATAGACAAATGGGCATCAAAAGACGCCATAGTAAGTCATTTAATTAAAATAGATGGGCTTTCCTACTACCTAGCTAACAAGCTATACAATCAAGCGGTGGAGTTCTTTTATTGCGACAGCAGCATAAGCAAAGCAGCGTGGCGCAACGTATATGCAGAACAAATGGAAAAAGTAATCTCATTTGCCATAGCAATGATGAAAGATGCCACAGATGCCGCAAAAGTAGGCAGGATGATTTTAGACATGGCAAAAATTCGCCAACTAGACCAGCTCGACATAGAAGAGCTTCCGCAGGAATTATTTGACCGTCCATTTAAACTCTATACTATAAATCCAGAAGACTTAGGCCTTCCTGGAATAAATCGCCACAAACTAGCACAGTTTATTGACAATTTAGAAGACATGAGCGAGGCCGAAAAAGACATCATTAGACGTGAAGCCCGCATATTACCACTTAAAGTATTTCCCACAGATGACGAAAATCCACGCAAAAGCGGATAGCCCCGGAGTAGAAGGCAGATATAGTACGTATGTAAAGCAAATGATAGACCTTATAGGCCCCAAACATTTGCGCCTAGTGGCTGGTCGTGGAATGACCAAAACCACAGACGTTATTGCAGATAGGTCTATAGAAGTTTGTTATGATATGCCGCGAAGTCTTCAGGCGTTTGTGAGCGATACCTTTGTAAATGCCAGAACAAATATTGTTCCCACCTTAATTGAAGGATGGCGCGAGTATAAAGGATGGATAGAAGGCAAGCATTATGTAGTAGATGAGCGTCCGCCGTCTTTTTTTGGAATACCATACAAGCCGGTTACCGCATTTAAAAATACTATTACAGTTTTTAACGGATGTACATTTCTAATAGGTTCGTTAGATCAGCCCTCCGGTTTAGCAGGAAACTCCTTCCAGCATGTATATGGAGATGAAGCTAAATATTTAAACAAAAAAAAGCTCGATGTGATAATGCCCGCTTTGCGAGGATATAATAAATTTGCACACAGTCCATACTATCGAGGCACAACCTTCACTACTGATTTGCCCAATTTAACAAAAAACGATTATGATTGGATCCTGGACGCCGAAAAACAAATGGACCTGGAACAAATAAAAACCTGTCTTGCAGCCGGGATGGTTTTAAACGAAATCAATCACGATATTTACCGCGCTTACATTAAAAAAGACAATGCCGCTTTAATAAAAGCCAAAAAACGCCGCGAGCTTTGGAAAGTGCGTTGGGTGAAAGCTCGAAAAGAAAGCACCTTTTTTTATGTGGTAAGCAGCCTTGCTAATGTGGACATGCTCACACCAGGTTATATTTATGATGCCTTGAAAAATTTAGGCTGGGAAGAATTTAAACAAAGCGTTCTTTCCTTTAAATCAAGCTTAGAGGACGGCGATAAATTTTATATTGGACTTGATAAAGAGCATTTCTATAAAGACGGATTAAACGAAACCTATTTGCGAAGCTCTGGCATCAAAGATCAGGACACAACCAATAACAGCCAAATGCTGCGTCACATAGATCACAATGCGCCACTGGATGTGGGCATTGATTTTGGGAAAATGATTTCTTTAAGTATTGGGCAGCACCAAGGCGATACCTACCGCATTTTAAAATTTATGTTTGTTTTGGCACCAGACAGCAGCAAGGAAATTGCAGAAAAATTTATCAGCTTTTTTTATCCACATCAAGATAAAAGGATCAAAATGTACTATGACCGCAGCGGCAACCAATATGAAAGCAGCGGCCGTTCTTGGGCGCAAGAAATAAAAAACCACCTTGAACTCACAGAAACAAACAGCCGCACCGGATGGACCGTAGAGTTAATGAGCCGCGAGCAGGGCAACATTCTGCAAAGTGAAGAGTATTTTTTTATGAAACAAATAATGCAAGGCACTAACCCCGATTTACCAAAGCTTCAAATGGACTTTTACCAATGTAGAGAACTTAAAAGCAGTATGGAAAGTACCAAGCTCATTCAAAAAAAAGACACCCGCACAGGGCACACCATCATTCATAAAGACAAAAGCAGTGAGAGCCTACCCCTTCATAAGCTTCCAATGCACAGCACAAACCCCAGTGACAGCGCAAAATACCTGTTAATGCGTAAGGATTGGGTAAAAACCTCAAGAAGAGATAGAATTGAAATTTTCACTTCTTTGGAGGGGATATAAACGTTAAAGTTTTATGTATTTAATCGAATTTATATATTATTACTTGCACACAAGCAAGCAAAGATATATTTTAGCAGTATCAAATTAAACATAAAAGCTCCCGCGCAGGAATTAAAACACGGCAAAATTATTATGAAAACTTTCCTTACAGACCACAAATTCCTTAATTTAGAAAACGTAAAACTCATTAATTCTGGCGATGTAGTTCGTTGGAAATTTTCAACACAGTTAAATGGAGTTAAAGACGAAACGGTAATTTATCACGGAGTTGTAGACCACTCGGTAAATAGCTATTGGAAAGATGTTAATAGAACAGAAGAACGTCTTGTTCCTTCAATAGATTGCACTTATGAAAGCCCATCTTTTGGCCGTCAAAAATGGGCACACACAAGAGAAGATGTTTTTTGGTTTACAATCTGGACTAACGGCTATAATTTATTAAGAGTAATTTCAGTAAATGATAAGTCTTGGGACTCCATTCTTGACGAAAACGGACTAAACAGAAAATCAGAACAAGAGCAAGAGTCTGAGCAACTTCAAGAAAAAGTGGATAGTTTAATTAAAATTAGC